GCGCTGGCCCACGCCGTGTTTGTCATGGTCTGCCACGATAACGATGTCCTGAGTTGCGCCGTACATCTCGCGCAGGCTTGATGTGACCGGCACCAGGCTGCTGGCGCTGTAAGCAACAACACAGGGTCGGCTGGTGGTTTCATAGATGGTGGCTGCGGTGGCGAATCCCTCGGCCACGTAGAGCGTGCCGGGTTCGTCCATTGTGCCGACCATCCAAAATTTGCCGCCCGACTTGCCGCCTGGGTGGTACAGCTTGCCACCATCCTCATCGATGTATTGAAGGGTGCTCAGGGTGCCGTCTTGGTCGTAGAGGGGTACCATTAAGCGCCCATCGCCTGTGGTGCGCACGCCGTGGGTCTGGATGCCTTTGCGCTTCAGGTAAGGGTGGTCGGGGTGGGCTGCGACACCGCTGAGCCAGATTTTCTCGACCGTCTCGCTGGCCACTTGATGCTGGCGCTCTTGGGCAGCTTCACGCAAGACCTTGGATTCGTTGATGCGCCTTGCGTGGGCCATCTCCTCGAAGTCAGTGAGCTTGCGCCCTACATCTGCACGCCAGGTCACCTCCATGCCCATGCGCCAGCATCCGAAGCGTCCTGCCGGGATGCCATCACCGAACACCAAATACCAGCCTGGTTTGTCGATGCCTGGCGTGCCTTTGGTGCCTGACTTGAACCGGTGAATCTTGCCGTCCATCTCGATGTGATCTGGTGGCTCCAGCCCTGCTGCTTTGATTGCATCGATGAGCTGCTCTTCAGGCGGTGCAACTCTTTTTTCTGGTGGTGGCGACCAAGGACCGCCGAGGACGTTAGAGAGGTCAGCCATGCGTCACCTTGCGGCTTTCCAAGTAGTTGGACAGCGCCAGCAGGACTTTGTGGGTTGGGTTTGCGTTTGGGTTGTCACGCACTTGGCGGATGGTGTTGTAGTGCACGCCAGTCGCCTCGGCCACCTTGATTGGCATTCGGTCGGAGAGCGCGTCTCGTATCTGTTCGAGGGTCATCATAATTTTTTGCCTTTGTTGAAAATATTTATTGCGATGTGTGGATATTACACTAAAAAATGGTTTATAGTTGCATCACACCTCAAACGGATTCCCCGACGGAGGTGCAACCCAAAAAGGAGAGCCACTCATGGCAATCAATGTGAAGTCCACCGGCAGCCTGGCTGCCAACGGTGTCAAAGTCCTGGTCTATGGCCAGGCCGGTGCGGGTAAAACCTCGCTGATCAAAAGCCTGCCCAGCCCCATCGTGCTGTCCGCTGAAGGTGGCCTGCTGTCCATTCAGGACGCAGACCTGCCCTTCATCGAGATCGCCTCGATGGACGATCTGCGGGAGGCCTACGAATGGCTGACCAGCTCGGACGATGCCAAGGCTTACCAGTCGGTGGCCCTGGACTCGATCAGCGAGATCGCCGAGGTCTGCCTCAACCACGAGAAGAAGGTCAACAAAGACCCACGCGCAGCCTATGGGGCCATGCAGGAGCAGATGGCCGACATCATCCGTGCCTTCCGCGATCTGCCTGGCCGCCATGTTTACATGAGCGCCAAACTGGAGAAGACGCAGGACGAGATGGGCCGGGTGCTGTACGCGCCCAGCATGCCGGGCAACAAGACCGGCCAGGCGCTGCCCTACTTCTTTGACGAAGTGCTGGCCCTGCGTGTGGAGAAGGATGGTGAGGGTGCCACGCAGCGTGCCCTGATGTGCGACAGCGATGGCTTGTGGTTGGCCAAGGACCGTAGCGGCAAGCTGGATGCCTGGGAGACGCCGGACCTCAGCGCCATCATCGCCAAGATTGGAGCACGAGCATGAGCGACCTTAAAACCCTGAGCGCAGACTGGCTGCGCCACAAGACCGACGAGGAGAAGGCAGTCACCGAGCGCCGCAAGATCGAGGACCAGATCGTCAAGATGCTCAAGCTGCCCGAGTCGTTTGAGACCACCGAGACCGCCGAGCCGCAAGGCTTTGTGGTCAAGATTGCTGGCCGCATTGACCGCAAGGTGGACAGCGACAAGCTGCAGGAGCTGGCCGCTGAGCACGGCCTGACCGAGCACTTGAGCCGCCTGTTTCGCTGGAAGCCTGAGATCAGCATGGCGCTGTGGAAGGCTGCAGACGAGTCAATCACCAAGCCGCTGGCCGGTGCTATCACGGCCAAGCCTGGCCGCCCATCTTTCAAAATCACCATCAAGGAGTAACTCATGGCTTTTCTTGGACAAACATTCGACGCAAACGACCTGCCCCAGGGCAGCAGCATCAGCTCACCGGTTCCTGAAGGCGCTTACAACGCCACCATCACGCAGGCCGAGCTGAAACCCACCGCCGACGGCACTGGCCAGTACATCAAGATGCGCCTGGACATCACCGGTCCAACGCACCAGGGCCGGGTGGTGTTCTCAAACCTCAACATCAAAAACGCGAGCGCCAAGGCCGAGGAGATCGGACGCCAGCAGCTTGGCGACATCATGCGCGCCATTGGCTTGGCCAAGGTGACCGACACCGACCAGCTCATTGGCGGCAGCCTCAACATCAAGCTGTCGATTCGCGCCTCGCGCCTGGATGAGAAGACTGGCAAGACTTACGAGGCCAGCAACGAGGTCAAGGCCTACCGCGCCATCAGCGGTGGCGCTGCGCCTGCGTTCAAAGCTGCAGCGCCTGCGGCTGCCGCCCAGGTGGCCGAGGCCGCACCAGCCAAGCCTGCCAAGGCCTCGCCTCCTTGGGTCAAGAAGTAAGCAAAAGAAAAGCCCCAGCCTCTTGCGGAGGTTGGGGCAAATGGCAACTACATGAAGGAGAACCCAGTGAAGATTCCCGAATCAGAGCATACCATTCAGGCCTTGATTGACAAGGCGCACGAGGCAAAGGCTGAGCAGCCCAGGGGGCACATGGGCTGCAGCCAGTTGGGCCACCCTTGCGACCGATGGCTGTGGCTGTCGTTTCGCTGGGCTGTGCAGCCCAAGTTCCCTGGCCGCATCCTGCGTTTGTTTCGCAGGGGCCAGATGGAGGAGGCCACCATCGTGTCCGACCTCAGAGCCATCGGCATGGACATTCGCGGCACCTCGGGCAAACAGACCCGAGTCGATCTTGGCTGCCACGTCTCCGGCAGCCTGGACGCCATCGTTGAGTCTGGCGTGCCGGAGGCACCCAAGAAGCGCCACATCGCCGAGTTCAAGACGCACAGCAAGAAGTCGTTTGATGACCTGGACAAGCACGGGGTCGAGAAGTCCAAGCCCGAGCACTTCGTGCAGATGCAGCTCTACATGCACGGCACCGAGATCGACCGCGCCCTGTACTTGGCTGTCTGCAAGGACGACGACCGCATCTACACCGAGCGCGTGGCCTACGACAAGGCTGTGGCCATGAAGGCCATTGAGCGTGGCCACCGGCTGGCGCTGGACGACCACATGCCCTCACCGATCAGCACGGACCCGAGCTGGTACCAGTGCAAGTTCTGCGACGCGCACGAGTTTTGCCACGAGAGCAAGACCACCAAGCACGTGAACTGCCGCACCTGCGCGCACAGCACGGCCACCAAGGCCAGCGAGTGGCACTGTGTGCGCTGGGATGCTGTGGTGCCGCTGGAGGCCCAGCACACCGGCTGCGAGGGCCATGTGCTGCATCCTGACCTGGTGCCCTGGCAGCGCCAAGACGGGCCGGACGATTTCACGGCTGTGTATGTGGTGGGTGGTGTGAGCGTGGCCAACGGAGACCCAGAGATTGAGGGTGTTTACAGCAGCAAGGAATTGCTGATCAATGCTGCTGCCTGCGCCAGTGGTGATTCGTTCATTGCCGAAATGCGCAGGGACTTCGGCGGGAGGATTGTGGGATGAAAATTTACTGCTCATGCTGCGACAAGGTGCAGCCCGTCCGTGTCGATGACTGCTTGGACGCCAAGACGAACGAGCCGTTCCAAGACATCGTGTGCAACGAGTGCGACTTGGTGATCGCCAGCGGAATAAGCATCACCACGCCACCCGAAGCCCTGCGGCACGCGGAATGGCTGGGGCTGTCTCTGGCCATTGGCGCACAAGAAGCCGCCGACGAGCTGCGCCGCCTGCATGAGGTTGAGGTGGCCTACGGGGTGATGATGGCGCAGGCTGAATCACGGATCGCGGAGCAGGCCAGCGACCCCGCCATCCACTACTGCCACCGCTTCGCAATCCTCATGGAGTGCGTCATGCTCGGCGGGGTGGACAAATACTGGGACGAGATGGGCACCTTGCTCGATGAATACCACAAGGCCCGAGACGCATGGATGACGGCTCACGGGCAGCCGTACGTGTCAGGGTTTGGGAAGGATTGAATCATGAGCGACAGAGATTTATTGCGGCAGGCGCTGGAGGCTGGGTTTGATTTAGATGGAATGCCCAATATGCTTTACACGGTGCGTGGTAATTATGCCCAGCTTGAACGCCTTGTCGAGCTTGCCCGTGCTGACGAGCGTAAGCGTTTACATGACAAGTTCATGGAGATTCATAAGTCTCAGCAGCACAGCAACAATTACTGGCACTTTGCTGCACGCAAGATCATGGAGGAGTCCTGATGCTGCGTGATTACCAACAGCGCACCATCGACCAGCTCTATGCCTGGTTTGAGGCTGGTGAGTCAGGCAACCCTTGCCTGGTGCTGCCGACCGGCTCTGGCAAGAGCCACATCGTCGCTGCCCTGTGCAAGGATGCCTTGCAGAATTGGCCGGAGACCGTGGTGCTCATGCTGACGCATGTCAAGGAGCTGATCGAGCAGAACGCTGAGAAGATGCGCCAGCATTGGCCTGGTGCACCGCTTGGCATCTACAGCGCCAGCATTGGCAAGAAGCAGCTCGGCGAGCCGATCACCTTTGCAGGCATCCAGTCGGTGCGCACCAAGGCCAAAGAGCTAGGCCACATCGACCTGGTGCTGATCGACGAGTGCCACTTGGTCAACCACAAGGAGGAGGGAGGCTACCGCAAGCTGCTGGCCGAGCTGAAGGCCATCAATCCGAGCCTGCGGGTGATTGGCCTCACGGCCACACCCTACCGCTTGGGGCATGGCTTGATCACCGACAAGCCTGCGCTGTTTGATGCCTTGATCGAGCCGGTGACCATCGAGGAGCTGATCTTCAAGAAGTACTTGGCCACGCTGCGCAGCAAGGTCACCAAGGCTAAGCTGGACACCACTGGCGTGCACAAGCGTGGCGGGGAGTTCATCGAGTCCGAGCTGCAGG